GATCTACACTCTTTCCCTACACGACGCTCTTCCGATCTGGACATTTTTGAATGAAAGTTGTCCCAAATCCCCTTTGCGGGGGGTCCCAACAATTTTGACAGAAAGAATTGCAAATAATGGTTTCCCTTCTTCAAGCCGATTTGCCCGAAGACCGGGGCCGCGGAAAGGGCGGTTCCGGGTCCGGACGCGGACGGAAACGGGCCCCGAAGAAGACCCCGAAGAAGAAGACGGTCAAAGCCAAGCGGGGCAAAGCGGGGGCGTCCGGGGCCGGAAAGGGCAAAGGGAATTCTTCCCGGAAAAAGACCGCGGCCCCCAAGAAGAAGACCGTCAAAAAGAAAAGGGCAAATGATGGGAAGAAACAAGTCAAGATTTCAGGGACTTCAAAAAAGAAAACGAAGAAGAAAACGAAGAAGAAAAAAGCGGGACCCAAACCGCGGCCCAAGAAACCCTTGAAGACAAGCCCGGGACGCCCCAAGGAATTGACGGACAAAGAAGCGGGTTGGAAAAAGCGGGAACGTTCCAACATTTACAAAGCCCGGGTTTCCGCTTCCGCCCGGGACATTGCCCCGCTTCCCGTTGAAGAAATAAATTGGAAGCGGCGGAACGCTTGCAAAGATGATCTTCAACGGTTTTGTGAAACGTATCTTTCCCCCGTTTTCTATTTGGGATGGTCCGAAGATCAAAAGCGTTGCATCAAGACAATTCAAACCGTCTTCATTGATGGGGGAATGTTTGCCCTTGCAATGCCCCGCGGCGGGGGCAAGACCGCCCTTGCCCGGGCTTCAATGCTTTGGGGAACATCATACGGAATCCGCCGCTTTCCCTTCTTCATCGGTTCCCATCATAACAAAGCTTTGCAGACATTAGACTTCATCAAGACATATTGGTTCCGGTCAACCCTTCTTCAACAAGACTTCCCGGAAATCGGGTATCCCTTCAAGCGTCTTGAAAACCGCTTTCAACTTGCAAAGGGTCAATTGTATCTTGGGGAACCTACCCATATTGAATGGGGTTCTGAAAGTTTGCGTTATCCTTGCCTATTGCTTCCGGAAGAAGACGCGGAACCATACTTGAAGAACGCCCCGGACTTTCTTCAATACCTTGAAGAATTCCAAAGCTTCATTCCGCGTTCTGCCGGAACGATTATTACAACCGCCGGAATTGAAGGGTCAATCCGCGGGGAAGCGGAAGTTCATCCGATTCTTTTGGAACAACCCCGCCCGGACGTTGTTCTTCTTGACGATATTCAAAAAGACCAACGGGCCGAAAGCCCCGCCGCTTGTGAAAAGACAATAAGGTTGATTGATGGGGCGGTTGCCGGTCTTGCCGGTCCGGGGGAAACGATTGCGGCAATTATGCCAATGACCGTTATCCGGGAAGGGGATGTTTCCGACACATACCTTGACCAAACCCAAAAGCCGGAATGGCGGGGGGAACGTTGTTCAATGGTTATCCGTTGGCCCGAAGGAATAACGGACAATGACATTTCCCTTGATTCCAAAGCGGGGCGTCTTTGGAATCAATACGGGGAAGAACGGAAACAATCTTTGCGTTTATACAAGGACATCCGCCTTGCAACCAAGTTTTATAAAAAGAACCGGCGGGAAATGGACAAGGGGTTTGACGTTTCTTGGGAACAACGCTTCAACGGAAAAACGGAACTTTCCGCCCAACAACATTCAATGAATCTTCGGTTCATGAACCCGTTGACCTTTGTTGCGGAATATCAAAACAAGCCCCGCCGCTTCGGGGAAGACGGTCTTGTTTCAATGTTGACCGCGGATCAACTTTCCGAAAAAACCGTTGATCTTGAAAGGGGGCATATCCCCGCGGATTGTTCCATCTTGGCGGGGTTCATTGATATTCAAGATGAAATCTTGTTTTGGGCGGTTCTTGCGGCGGAACGGAACTTCAACGGGTATGTCATTGATTACGGGACTTTCCCGGAAATCAATTCCCTATACTTTCACAAGCATCAAACCCAATCTTGGGGATTGTTGACCCGGGAATTCTTCAAGGCATATCCGGACCAACGGAACAAAGCGGTCAAGTCTTCCAAGGGAAAGATTCAAGCCCCCTTTGAAGCCAAGATATATCATGCGTTGACCCAAGGAACAAATTACCTTCTTTCAAAAGATTTCATCCGGGAAGACGGACATCAAACCCCGGAACGGATTCCGAAGATTGCGATTGATACCCGTTGGGGAAAAGCGTCCGAAACAATCAAGCGGTTCATCCGGGAAAGCGGACGGAAAGAATTGCTTCCCTATTATGGGCAACCAATGCCCCCAACCCGGAAGCAATTTGAAGAATTCACAAGAACCCGCGGTTGGCTTTTTGAAGATCAAGTTCATCCCGAAGTGAAAGAAGTTTCTTGGGTCTTCAAGCCCGATCAAATGGGGCAATATCATTTGACCGCGGATGTCAACCGCGTCAAGACGTTTCTTCATTCCCGGTTGTCTTCCCCGCTTGGGGCCCCCGGAAGCTTTGCGTTGTTCAAAGCCCCGCCGGAAGTTCATTCAATGTTCGGGAATCACGTTTGCGAAAGTGAATATCCGGAAACGGTTCAAGCCCGGGGTCTTGTCAAGGATTGTTGGCAGGAAAGGGAAGGGCGTCCGGACAATGATTGGCTTGACTGTCTTGTTGGTTGTTGCGTTGTTGCTTCCCTTCAAGGGGCTTGCATCCGATCCGATGGAAAAGCCAAGCCCAAAACAACCCGGGCCCCGCGGCGGAAGCTTTCCCAAATATACGCAAACAAGCGGAAGGGGGGCCGTTGATGTCTATTGAGTGCAAAGCTTGCGGTTGCCGACATTGCCCCGCAACCAATACCTATACAAAAGAAACAACTTGGCGAGGCCAAACAAAAAAGACGGTCCGAAGAAGAAGACGTTGCCGGAATTGCGGATATATCTTCTTCACAAATGAAACATCGGAAGACGATGAAGACCCGCCGCTTCCCGATCCGTCCGAAGACCCGGGCCCGGATATTCTTCCCCCGGAAAATGGCAATCCGATCAATCCCTTTTTATAGCCCCTATAAAGGGAAGACGCTTTCAATCATTCCGCCCGGTCCCCTATAATGAAGGGGGACCGTTTCTTTTTCTTGATTGGAGGGTTTGACAATGCCATTGACCGAAGCGGAACTTGCAGAATTGGCGGGGGCTCCGATTCTATCCCGTACGGATGAAGGGACAATCCGGGAACGCAAGGCGGAAGACGTTGTTCAACTTGATTCCTATGAACGGGGGCAAAGCTTGCAAGCGGTCCCTTGGGGAATGAAGATTGCAAAATCAAAACCCCCTTCCGCGTTGACCGCCCTTCTTGTTGCGGTTGTTCTTTCCTTGTTGCTTGTTTCTTTCGGTTGTTCCCAACCGCAAGCAACCGCCCAACCCGCCCCGATTGCTTCCGCGGTTTTGTCCGCCGCGGGGCCAACCCCTGCAAGACAAGTCCGGACCGCGGACTTGAATCTTGACCCGAAGGGTTATCAACAATTGACATCCCTTGCAACCGCAACGGGTTTGACCGTTCCGCCCAAAGCGGTTCTTGCGTTGGTTCAAATTGAAGGGTCCCGCCCGATCCGTTGGCGGGATGATGGAACGGACCCAACCGCAACCGTTGGAATTCAAGTCCCGGGAAATACAACGTTTTGGTATATCGGGGATTTGGAATCTGTCAAGTTCATTGAAGAAACCGCGGGGGCAATCGTCAACGTTTCATTTTACGGTTTTGATTGACCCGCCCCCGATCCGTTCACTTTGAAGAAAAGGAATCAATCCGATGGTCAAAAAGATCAAGCGTTCCGTTCCGTTTGCCCTTGTCTTGTTTCTTTGTCTTGCCCTTGGTTGGTTGGTCTTCCGGGCTTTTGCTTCCCCGATGGTTCCAAGCGGCGGGGGCGGGGGAACGGGTTCCCTTCCCGGGGCGTTGATTGCTTTGGGGGAAGTTGACGGTTCCGCAACGTTCAACGTCTTTGGGAAGAATCCCGATCTTAACGCGGATACCGAAGAAACCCTTTGGAATCAAGGGGGGATATACGCTTTCCCAACCGCGGCCCGGATTCATAGCATTGTATCAACGGACGCGGACGATGATGGAAACCCCGCCGGGAACGGGGCCCGAACCGTTTATATTGAAGGGTTAGATTCAAGCTTTGACATCATTTCAGAAACAAAGACCCTTGAAGGGTTGACCCCGGTTGCAACTTCCAATTCATATCTTCGGGTTCATCGGTTGGTTGTCATGACATCCGGTTCAAGCGGCACCAATGAAGGGACAATTACCGCAACCGCGGCGGTTGATGCAACGGTTTCCGCTGCAATCACCCCGGGGGACGGTCAACAATCGCAACTTGTTTTTACGGTCCCCAATGAAAAGAAAGCGGTCTTGGCTTCTTTGTTTTGGTGCTATGCCCACAAAGAAGATTTGTCCCCTTCCGAAGAAATCATAAAATTGAAATTGAAAATTCGCCCTTTCGGGATGTCTTGGCGGACCCTTGCGGATACAAGCATTGACGGAAAAGCTTCTTCATGGTCAACATATACCTTTCAAGCCCCGCTTGTCTTTGACCCCAAGACGGACATTAAGATTGAAGGGACCGCTTCCGCGGATACGTTGCAAGCTTCCGGAACAATGGATTTGTTTTTGATCGACCAATAAACCCCGCGGTTCAAAAGTCCGCGTTTATACAATCACTTTTCCGGGCCCCGGTCCGGATCAAACTTGAAAGGGGAAAGGCAATGTCAATCTTTGCAACAATGTCACTTCAAGCCAAAGATCAAGACGCGGGTTGGGATTCCGGGAACATCGGTCAAGAAAGAATGACCTTTGACCAAAACAATATAGGGGGCGGGGTTCCGGGAACGTTGACCGTTCCAACCGCCGGGATTGACGTTGACCTTTCTTCTTTGGCCCTTGTTGGTTGGGCCCGGTTCAAGAATCTTGACCCGGACAACATTGTTCAACACGGTCCGAAAGTTGCCGGAACGTTTCACCCATACGGAAGAATGAAGCCCGGGGAACCCGCCCAATTCCGGATTGACCCCCAAGCGGTTTCCGGCGGGACCGTTCACTTGAAAGCCGATACCGCCGCTTGCCTTGTTCAAGTGATTGTTCATAATGATTGACGGGGGCGGGAATGATTCCAAAGATCATCAATTTCATTTGGTCCGGTCCGCCAATGTCCCGCTTTGCCAAGCGTTGCATTGAATCTTTCCGTCAATGCAATCCGGGTTGGGAAGTCAAGCTTTGGGATGAAGAAGCGGTTGCCGCCCTTCCAAGAATGGGAAAGCTTTGCGGACAAGCTTTGGAACAAGCGGACTTGCGGTTTGAAGTCTTTTCCGATCTTGCAAAACCGGAAGTCATTCTTGAAACCGGCGGATTTTATTCCGATTGTGACATTGAATTTCTTGATTCCCTTGAACCGTTGGTTCATCATGAAGTTGTTCTTGGTTGCAAGGCAAAAGGGAAGTTTCATGAAGAACAACCAACGCTTTGTTTCTTCGGGTTCCCCGCGGGTCATTCCTATTTGAAGCGGGTCCTTGACCATCTTGAAGCCAACATTGATCCGATTTTGAACCGCCCTTATGAAATCAACCGCTTGATTGGCGGTTGGCGGTCCGCCCAAATTGAAAACCCGTTGCCCTTTGCTTTCAATTGTTCCGTCTTCAAGACCCGTTTCAAATCGGTCTTCCGCGGAAAGGTTTCTTGCCTAATTGAAAAGAAGCGGGGGGAAATGTTCGGGATTCATTTTGCCAAAAGCACCCCGAAGAAACCAAGGGCGGAATGATGTCCGTTGTTCATCATATTTGGATTGGTCCGCAACCGATTCCGGAACTTGCCCGGGAATGTCTGCTTTCTTGGCGGAAGTATCAACCGGGTTGGGATCAAATCATTTGGCGGGATGAAGACGTTTTCAATTTGCCGTTGACCGGGGAACTTTGCCGCGGGTTCCAATCGTTCCCGGTCTTTGCTTCCGATATTGCCCGGGCGGAAATCGTCTTCAATCATGGCGGGTTTTATGCCGATTGTGATATTGAACTTTTGCGGCCCGTTGATTTCTTTTTGGAATCCGGCGGTCCCGTTGTTGGGAAGCGGGTCAATTATCGGAAACCTTCAAAGAATGGGGCGGTTGGTTTCTTCTTCGGGTTCCCCGCGGGACATCCCTTTTTGAAGAAGACGATTGAACATTTCCGGGGACTTGTCCCAACCCTTGAAGAAGGGTTCCCGTATAAGCCGGAAAGAAACGGGATTGACGGTTTTTGGCAAGACAATCTTCCCCCTTCAATTCCGTTTCAATGGTTGGCAAATTTCCGCGGTTCCCTTCTTGGGAAAAAGACGTTTATGTTTGCCCGGGAAGAACTTTTTGCAATTCATCATTTGATGGGGTCTTGGAAATGAACGGACGGAACCCGGACTTCATCTTGATTGGGGCAATGAAAGCGGGAACATCCGTAACAATCCGGATGTTGGGTCAACATCGGCAAATCAAAACCGTTCAAGACCGCTTCGGGGAAGTTCATTTCTTTGACAACCCGAAGAAATGGGTCAAGGGCGTTGAATGGTATAGGGGCTTGTTTGCCAATTGCAACGGGAAGATTGCAGGGGAAAAGACGCCCCGTTATATGTCCGATGTCAAGGCAATGATCTTGATGCAAAAGTTTTGTCCGGATGTCAAGTTGATTGCCATTCTTCGGGACCCCGTTGTTCGGTTCATTTCCCATCGGACTTTTCAAACTTTCGGACGGAACCCGAAGGGCAACGCGGAAATCTTTTGGCGGGGATGTTATGCCCCGCAACTTCAAAACGTCTTCGGGTTGTTCCCGCGGGACCGCGTTCATATATTGTTCAATGAAAGCTTGCGGGAAGATACGGAAGGGGAAATCAAAAAGATATACGCTTTTCTTGGGGCGGACCCCGTTGAACGGGTCAACGTCCGAAGATCAAACCGCCGGTCCGGACAAGACCCAAAATGGGATTCTTTGAAGAAGGAACTTGCGGAGAGATACCGCCCTTACAATCAAGCGTTGATTCAACTTCTTCCGGACCGGGAAGAAGAAATCAACCGTTGGCTTGGAATGAAAGGTTGAAATAATGCCGTCAATAATCGTTGACCAATTCGGAAACGGATTCAAGACAAAGCGGGATGAAGTTCAAGCGGAACTTCGGTCTTTGCGGCGGGAAATCATCAAGGCAAAATATGACGCGGCCCAAACCGTTGAAGGGAATGAAAGGCATTGGTCCCAAGCGGATCAACTTGACCCCCATTCCGCCAATTCCCTTCCGATCCGCCGCAAATTGCGTTCCCGGTCAAGGTATGAAACGATTGAAAACAATCCGTATTTGAAGGGAACGATTTTGACCGTTGTTGGGGATACGGTCAAGACCGGACCAACGTTGAAGATTACGGACCGCCGGATTCCCAAGGAAACCCGCCGCAACATTGAAAGACGTTTTCAACATTGGTCAAAAGCGGTCAAGTTGCGTCAAAAGATTTGGCGGTTGCGTCTTGCAAAGATTGTTGACGGGGAAGGGTTTGCTTTTGCGTTCCAAGACCCGGGCTTGAAAGATCGGGTCAAGTTGAACTTCTTTTGCGTTGAAGCGGACCGGGTTTCTTCGGACGGAATTTTTCCCCCGGAAAAGAACGCCCAACGGGTCAATGAAATTGACGGTTGCCGGTTTGATGAATATGACCGTCCCCTTCAATATCATCTTTTGAATCTTCATCCCGGGGCGTCTTTCCTATACAACTTCTTTGCCCGTCAACTTGGCGGGGAATGGGTTGATGCAAAGTTTGTTCTTCATTGGTTCCGCCAAGACCGCGGTTGGTTGCGGGGAATTCCGGAAATAACCCCTTCCCTTCCCCTTTGTGCCCTATTGCGAAGATATACATTGGCGGTTGTTCGGGCCGCGGAAGTTGCGGCGGACTTTTCCGCAATCATTGAAACGGAAGGGCCCCCAAGTATGACCCCTTGGACGGACGGAACGGGGAACCAATTGACGGATGATCCGTTTGACGTTTTCCCGATTGAATACGGAATGATTACTTCAATGCCTTGGGGCTATAAGTTGAAGCAACTTGAGTCAAGACAACCCGGGACAATGTATGACAAATTTGTTGATATGTTGCTTCGGGAAATTATCCGCCCCCTTTTGGTTCCATTCAATATCGGGGCCGGTTCTTCATCGGATTCAAATATGGCTTCCGCGGTTGTTGACGTTCACAATTACAAAAGCGGGGTTGCCGATGAACGAACAACCGGGGAAGAACAAGTTCTTGACCCTGCCCTTGACCTTTGGTGGGATGAAGCCAAGCTTGTTCCGGGATACCTTGAAGACGATCTTTCCCCGGGGCGTTCTTTCCTTCGGGAAAACCCAAGTCTTCTTGAAGAAGTCCCGGATCATTATTGGCGTTGGCCCCGGGTTGGTCTTGACCATACGGACCCGAAGAAGGTTGCGGACGCAATCATTTCAAAACGCAAAGACGGTCAATTGACGGACCGGGACATTCAAGAAGAATATCACAACCGGGACGTTGACGATTGGCGGGAAGAAGTTGCGGAAGACATCAAGTTTCGGGAAGAAAACGGTCTTCCGGTTGGAGAATCAAGCCCCGCCGGGTCCGCGGAATAACCCCGGGCCGGTCCCGGTTTTTATAGCCCCTATAAACGGAAGAAGATTGACCGCCCCCCGAAAAAGACGGACAATGAAGGAAAGTCTTGTTTTGTGGGGTTGGAACAATGCCCAACGTTGGCAGAAAAGGAAAAGGAAATCATACCCAATCGGTTCTTTTCAAAAAGTCCGATTGGACAAAAGCCCGGGCCCGGTCTTGGTTGCGGTCCAATGATTACAAAACGGACGGGTTGGAAGAAACTGCAAGCTTCTTCCGGTTCCGTCAAGTTGATCCGGAACCAAACAAGTTCCGATACCGCAACAAGGAAATCGGGCAGGGAATAACTTTGGTTCTTGCTTTCCCCAAGGGGTCCCGAACAATGGGAAATGAACTTGATCTTGAACTTGCCCTTGATCCGTCCGCGGAACTTGCCCTTGATCCGTTGGCTTTCAACATTCCCGCAACGTTGGAATTGACCGGGGAAATTGATTTCTTTGAAGCAAAAGCAAAAACGGAATCCGAAGACGGGGAACCGGAACGGGTTCCGTCTTTCTTTCTTCATGCTAATACCGGGCGTCCAATGGATGTCCGGGGTTTTCTATATCCCGTCATTGTTGATCTTGAAGGGACAAAGTTTGACCGGAACAAAACCCCCGTCATTCAAGACCATGAAACCAATCTTCGGATTGGTCATACAACGGAACAAGCAATCATTCCCGCCGGTCAATCGGGAAAGATTGGGAAGAAGACCGTCAAGGGCCCCGCGGTTGCCGCCGGGGGAATTGTTTCTTCTTCTTCCCAAACCGCCGCGGAATATGTTGCGGATTCAAAACGCGGGTTCCCGTTTCAAGTTTCACTTGGGGCCGGAATCGTTGAAGGGGAAATCATTGATGAAGGGGAAAGCGTTCAAGTCAACGGGCGGAATTGGCGGGGCCCTTTGATTGTTGCGTCAAAGTCAATCATTAGAGAATTGACAATTACCGTTCTTGGGGCGGACAATCGGACTTCCGCCAAGATTGCCGCCAAGTCCCAAACCTTCCAAAACGGAGGAATTGAACAAATGACATTTGCCGATTTTGTCAAGTCAATGGGCTTGAACCCGGATGATCTTTCAGACGATCAACGGAAGAAGCTTGAAGCCCATTGGGAGAATCACAAGAAGCTTGAAGCCGCGGGAACAAAGAACCCGCCCCCGCTTCCCCCTGCAAAGAACCCCGTCAAAGCTTCCGCGGGCGGTCCGGACGATACGGACCCCACCCCGGATGATAAGCTTGAAGCCCAACGGAAGCTTCAAGCGGATGAAGATGAACGGGTTGAAGGAATCAAGGCGGTTGCCGCCAAGTTTTCCGGGGACATTGAAAAGGTTGATTGGAAGGGCAAAGAAGTTCTTCTTGCAACCGCCAAAAAGAACGCAATCCGGGACGGGTCTTCCGCGGATGAACTTGAACTTGCTTGCCGCCGGGCAAGTTATCCCACCCCAAGCAACTTCAAGGGGGTCAAGGTGGAAAATACGGACATCCAAGCGGAAGCGTTGCAAGTTGCCCTTCTTCGGTCCGTTGCCCCGGACATCCCGCTTCGGGCCCAATCGAAAGACGGACGGGAAAGGGAATACGGGCTTGAAGTTTGGTTCAAGCCGGAAACCCTTGAAGCCGCGGATTCCCGGTTGTATCGGGGGATTGGGCTTCATTATTTGATGGATATGAACATTGAAGCCGCGGGGCAACATTACCGCGGAAGCCGGAAGTCCGATGAATACTTGAAGACGTTCCTTCGGGCGGAACGGGAACTTCGGGCTTCATCCGGCGGGTTTTCAACGGTTGCGGTTTCGGACATCCTTGAAAACGTTGCGAACAAGACGCTTCTTGCGGCCTATACTGCCCAAGAAACGGTTTGGAATATGATAACGGGAAGACGCAACTTGACGGACTTCAAACCCCATTCAACTTATCGGTTGACAATTACCGGGGGCTATGAACAAATCGGAAAGACCGGGGAACTTCATCATGGGGAATTTTCCGATCAAAAGTTCACGGTTCAAGGCGATACTTACGGGATGATGCTTGCGTTGACGCGGCAAGATATGATAAATGACGATCTTGACGCTTTCCAACAAATCCCAACCGCCTTGGGGCGTCTTGCCGCTTTGGCAATTGAATTTGCGGTTCTTGAACTTGTCCTTGCGGCCCAAGGGACCGGGTTCTTTTCCGTTGCCAATGGAAACCTTTTGACCGGGGCCGCTTCCGATTTGACGATTAATGGAATGACCGATTCCGCGGAAGCGTTCCGGAATCAAGTTCATGATAACAAGCCGATTCTTGTTTCCCCGGATCGGGTTCTTGTTGGGGCCCAAGATGCAATCAACGTCCGGGACTTGTTCAATGAAGTCAATGTTCAATGGCTTGACGATGGTTCCGGCGGAACCCAAAGGGTTGTTTCCCGCAATCCGCACGTTGGGCAGTATATGCCGATCATTTCCCCGGTCTTGAACAATACCAATATCTTGAAGATGGACAAGCAAGCGTTCACGGGTCAAGACGGGAATCAATGGTATATGTTCGGGAACCCCGCGGTTCTTGCCGCTTTTGTGATTGGCTTCTTGAACGGGAATGAAACCCCGGTCATTGAATCCGCGGATTCCGATTTCAACACGTTGGGGATGCAATGGCGGTCCTACCATGATTGGGGCGTTGCCGAAAATGAACCCAACGGGGCGGTCAAAAACGCGGGGGCCTAATCAAAGACCCGCTTCAACGGGGGCCCGGGTTTGGTCTTCTTCCCGGGCCCCTTTCAGAACTTCAAACGTCAAGGAATTTTTTCAACTAACACAAGAACAAAGGAAAGGGTTTTCCGATGTCAAATGATGCTGTTTTTGTTTACGGTCCCCAACGGAATCTTGACTATACCCCCGTTGCGAATGTTGACGCGGGGGAATTGGTCAAGGTTGCGGATGATGGTTCGGACAACGTTCTTTGGGGCGTTGTCAATGCAACCGGGCTTGAAGCCGATGAAAAAGGGGCCGCGGATATTATCGGGGTTTACCGATTGAACAAAGAAGCCGGGGGCGGGGTTGTCTTTGCCCCCGCGGAAACGGTTGCTTGGGATGATGTTGCGGATGAAGCGGTTGTTGCCGCAACCGCCGGGGCTTGGGATATTGCCGTTTGCCTTGAAGCCGCGGCGGATGGGGATGATTTCGTTTTGGCAATGTTGCTTGGGGCCGTTGCCCCGGTCAACCCGTAATCAAGAAGATTCCCTTTCTTCACCCCCCGGGGCCCAAAGTCCGCCGGGTCCCGGGGGTCTTTTCAAGGCGGATCAAACTTCCGCGTTTATACGCAAAGATGCCCCCTTATAACTTTCAAAACCGCCTTGACTATACCGGGACCCGCTTCAAGGAAATCAACGGGTTTGTCGGAACGTATGTCCGCCCCGGGACGGGAACGATTGACCCAATCAATCTTTCCCCGATCTTGGCGGAAGGGCAGGAATTCATTCCGGGGGTTGCGTTGACGCGGGTTGAACTTCAAGACTTTGCCGTTGACGCGGATGCAATAGATTTTGGGGGCGGACCGGACAAGCCCCGTCTTGGGGATTATGTCACTTTTCAAGGGAATCAATTCCGGTTGGTTTCCCGCGGGACGGAAGAACCGCCTTATGATTATACAACTTCTTCCCGGAAAAGATTCCGCTTGTTTACGGAATTGATGGGAACGATTCAACCGCTTTGACAAGGGGGACATTATGGCGGAAGCAATGCTTGTGACGTTGGAAAAGAAGGTTGAAGAAAAGATCAACGCAAGAAAGACCGGGGCTCAATATGAAGTCAATGATTTTGTCCTTCAACGTTCCGCGTTGCCGATTCAACTTCTTGAAGAACTTCCGAAAGAAGGGAAAGTTTATGTTATCGGGATGGGTCCGGATGAACAAGGAATCTTGACCCGGACCAATGCCGCGGAAACAATGCTTCCCGTTCAAGTGGGTTTTATCAAAGCGGTTCTTGCAACCGATACGCAAACAATTGACAAGTTGAAACTTTTGACGGAACAACTTCTTGAAACCGTCCGGAAAGACGTTGACCCGGAAATTCAATGGGCTTCTTGGTTGCGGTCCGAATGGTTGCGGGATGAAAACGGAACGCCCTTCACGTTTATGGGTTTGCGGGAAGGGAACTTTTTTGAAGCCCATTTTACCGCGTTCTATAAAGTTGCGGTTGCCTAACAAAAACATCAAACAAATTGGAGGGTTGAACAATGCCGCCGGTTGTTGGACACAAAATGAAATTGTATCGGAATACGGGAACGGTTGCTTCCCCAACGTGGCAGCTTGTTTGTGAAATCGGGGATGTTTCAATTCCTGATTTGGCAATGGGTCTTGCCGAATTGAAAAGACGTTGCAACGGGTTCACAAAGAATCTTGCAACGTTGATTCAATCCATTTCCGTTGAATTCCGTATGATTCACGGTCTTGGGGCAACGGTCTTTGATGCAATCCGGGCAAACTTCTTTGCCGGAACGGTTGTTGAATATGCTGTTTACAATGGGGACATTGCAACAAGCGGGAATGAAGGGTTGCGTCTTCCCGCAATCGTTGAACAATTCCCTTGGGATCAACCGCTTGAAGAAGTAAGCGGTCATGATGTCCGCCTTGCAATCGCATACTTTGAAGAACCCGCCGGAACGGAAATTGATCCGTCTTGGCAGCAAACCCCGTAATCAATCGGCCCGGTCCGGTTGATTCCAAATTTTCAAACCTTCAAGAAAGGGGAATCAACGTGTCTGAAATCTTGGAAAACTTGAAGAAGCGGGTTGCGGCCCGAAAGCCAAAGACCCCGGTTCAAGTCATGAAAACCCACCGTCCGAAGATGCTTGAAGTTTCCGTTGCCGAATTGAAAGCGGCAATTGAAACCCGTCCGGGACATCCCGCCGCGGAAGCTTTTGCAATCGGAATCGGGTTGGGAACGGATGAAGAACTTCCCGCCCAATCCAAGTTGACCGTTCAAGCGGTTGACCTTGAAGCATTGCTTGAAGGGGCGGAAGTTGAAACCGTTGAAGTTGTTGAAGACGGGATTCCCTTCATTGATCGGAAGATGAAGGGCAAGCTTGCCCCGCCCCCCAAACCGAAGAAACCCAAAGACCCGGAAGAAGATTGATCTTTGAAAAGGGGACATTATGGGCCGGATTCAAATTGGGGAATTGCTGTTGAAAGACCGCGGGATTGATCCGTCAACCGGGCGGACCGTCTTTGAACTTTCTGAAGACTTTACGGTTCAAATCGGTTTGAACGGGGAATCATGGTCAATCACGGTCCCCAAGGGTTTCTTGACGGACTTTGCATCCGTTCCCCGCCGGGTTCCCTTTGTTCTTCCGGACTTCATTGCAAAGCGTCTTCCCCGTTGGGTCCGTTGGGTTGGGCGGATTGGGATTCCGCTTTGGTCAATCTTTCCCCCTTGGGGCCGATACAACAAAGCGGCGGTTGTTCATGATTGGTTATATCGTGGCAAGATTGTTGACCGCTTTCTTGCGGATGCAATCTTTCGTTATATGATGAAGGAATTGAAGACCCCGTTCTTGAAACGGGTCTTGATGTTCTACGCTGTTAGAATTTTCGGGGCTTCCGCTTTCGGATCGGAACCCCCCAAACCCGAAGACATTATTGAAAGGGAAAGCGACAATGGCGAAACAAGAAGCAATTGACAAAGTTCTTGCGGAAATCAACGCGAGAAAACCCCGGAAGCCAATCACCCAAGAACAAGCGGAACTTTGCGTTGGGGCCGCAAAAAGGGCGGTTGAAAAAGCGGCGGATCAATTGAAGTTGCGGCCCCGCCAAGTTGCAAGACGCTTCAAGCGGGGCAAGCCGAAAGACGCGGAAATTACCGCGGCGGTTCTTCAATATGCCGCGGGGGAAGCGGTTGCGATTGACCCGGACAACTTGCGGGCAATCCTTGAAGTCATTCTTGATTTTATCAAAGCGTTGTTCAGTCTGTTTTCTTGAACAACGTTCCCCGTCAATAAAAACCAAGATTCAAAGAAAGGGGACATCATGAAAGGGTTGATTCACGCAACGGGGATCGGGTGTCTTTGCTTTGCGGTCATTGCCGCGGGGCTGTTGTTCCTTCCGGAAAAGACCGCGGGGCAATCAACCATTCAAACCCGCGGTCCGGAACCGAGAACCCCAACCCGGGCCCGGGCCCCGATGGTTCCGATTGCCGCGGTTGACATTGACGGACCGGACAAGATTCCCGCCGGGCAACTTGCAATGTTCCCGCTTTCGGGAATGACGCTTGAAGATTTGACCGCGGACCCGCCGCGGATTGAACTTCTTTGCATCCCGGAACCGTCCGGGGTTTTTTACGGGGTTTATGATTTCTTGGGAAGACGCCCCGCCGCTTTGCTTCAAAGCAACCAATCCGGAACGTTCACAATTGTCTTGATTGATTATCAAGGGCGGGAAACAAAGCGGAAAGAAGTCCGGGTTGAAGGGGGTCCCGATCCGGACCCCGGGCCCGGGCCCGGTCCCGGTCCCGGTCCGCAACCGGAACCGTCCGATTGGGCCAAATGGACAAAGACAACCGCGGAACGGACCATCAAAAGCCCCAACCGCGGCAAAGAAGCCCGGGCAATGTCCGCGGCAATCAAAGCCCGGGTTTCAAAGCAAGCCGCGGGGACATACAAGACCCCTGCCCAATTCCGGGCGGATGTCAAGACGGGGAATGTCAACGCTTTGGTTGCCCTTTACAATTCCCAAGCTTCGGGACGTTCCCGGGCCCTTGATTGGCAAATCAATTTCAACGGGGTCCTTGAATCAAACATCAAGAAACAAATCCCAAACCTTGATTCAATCCCGCTTTCGGAATGGGGCCGTTTATACGGTCAAATTGCGGACGGGTTGAATCTTGTTCAATGAAAGGTTGAAAAGATGAACCGCGTCTTCTTTCTTGTTGCAATCCTTGTTGTTGTCTTCATTTGGGCAAGCTTGGCTTCCGCCCAATGTTGCCCCCGTTGCGGAACTTGCCGGGTTCCCGTTGCGGCCCCGGTCATTGCCGCCCCGGTTCCAACCCTTGCGGCCCCCGCCCCGGTTGTTGTTGACGTTGTTCCGGGTCAAGTGATTGAAGTTCCCGTTGAAGCAATCGTTGCCCCGCCGGTTGTTGCCCCGGTTCCCCGTTGGGTTGCGGTCCCGCGGCGGGGATTCTTCGGGGCTTGGCGGGTCCGTTGGGTCCGCCAATGGTAGTCTTCCGCGTTGATCTTCAAACCCGTCCGAACATTTGAAAGGGGAAACCAATGTTTCAACAAGTCTTTTCCGATCCGCCAAGCGGTCCCGTTCTTGTTCTGCAATCCGATCAAGCCCCCGCGGGGTTGATGGGTTGGGCCGGTCCGCTTCAAGAACGGATTGCTTTTGAACAATGTCTTGAAGCGGGGATTGGGTTTGAATGGGAAGACGTTGCGGACCAATGCAACCGGGTCATTCAAGCCCGGTTGGGATTGATTGGAACGGACGGACCCCGCCCTTTCACTTGGGACCTTGAAGTTGAAGCGGTTGCGGCGGGGATGCTTGATTCAATCTTTCCGATTCACTTGCAGGATACGGGGAATTGCGTTGCCGCGGCAATTGAAATGCTGGGTCAACAACGTTCCATTGTTGAAACCGTTTTATTCAAGCAAGAAGAAAAGATTCGCCCTTGGTTCACTCCTTGGGTTTATGCGATTTCCCGGAATCAAATTGGGGGCGGGATGAACGGGGCCGGATCAACCGGGGCTTGGGGTGCAAAAGCGGTCAATGAATACGGGGTTCTTTTTGCCGATGATGAAGGGGTTCCCCCATATAAGGGAACTTCGGACGATTGGGGCAACCGCCGGAACGTTTCAAATCCCGTATATGAAAAATTCTTTTCCGTTGCCGCGGACAACAAGATTTCAATTGTCCGTCTTCGGGACGTTGACAAAATGTTTGAATGTCTTGAAGCGGGAATCATGTTGTCCGTTGCGTCAATGCAAGGTTTTGACGTTGAAACCTATCAAGGGTATCATTGCTTCCGCCCGTCCGGGTCTTGGGCCCATCAAATGCATTATACGGATTCAATGAAAGACCCCTTCCCCGCCCTTTACCGCGGCAATCAATGGGGCCCCAATGCACACGGTCAACCCTTGAACGGGGAAAGACCGGGCGGGGCTTGGAACCGGGCGGAAGACGTTGCAAAAGAAGTCCGGTCTTCATCCGTTGAAGTTTACGGTTTCTTTGATTTTGTAGGGGACCCCGGACCGATAGAACCCGGAATTTTATAATGAGAAATTTGCGGAATATGACCGCTTGGGGATCAACCGCTTTTGCGGAAGCGGTCAAGACGTTGAAAGAAATCCGGGAACGCGGAACGGTTGAAGACGTTGACCGCGTTGTTGAAAACCTTGACAAATTGATTTGCGAATTGCGGGAACTTGTTGCAATCGTCAAGATTGCCGGAATCAATATCACCCCGGGGGTTATTGAAGAAGACCCGCCGGAACCCGATGAAACCCAAACCGAAGGGGACAAGAAATGACGGAAGAAAAAGAACAAGCTTTGACCCAAGAAGACCCGTTTGAAATCGGGGAAGCCCCTTTCATATTCAAAGACAAGAACGGGAAAGAATGGGATGCAACGTTGACACTTGGCGGGGCCCGAAGAATTGACGCTTCCGATTTTACGGAAATAACAAAGAAGCGGTTTTCAATTCTTGTCCCGGAAAAAGAAATGTTCATTGAAGTCTTGTCCAATTCAAGTCTTGTCTTTGCGATGATTTGGGCAATCAATCAAGACCGGGTTCAAGACAACTTGGGCATTGATCCGAAAGACAAGCCCGAAGAAGCGGAACTTGCCTTTCTTGATTCACTTGACGGGCCAACAATCCAAGCGGGGAAAAGGGCGTTTTGGGGGGCCCTTGCGGATTTTTTCCCCGAACACAAGACCGCCTTATTGACATTGATCTTGCAACTAGCAAAGACGGACGCAAAGATAGCGTTAGAAATCAAAGCATTGATTCCGGACTTAGAACGGGTCATGAACAAGGAAATCAAGGTGGAAGTTGCGAAAGCCCGGGAAGACTTGAAGAAGGTTGGCGGGAAGTCTTCCGGATGATTGGGGTTCTTGGTTGGGACCCGGATTCAATTTGGGAAATGACCTTCAAGGAATTGGTTCAAGCTTATGATTCTAAGCTTGTGACAGATTGGGACAAAACCGCAACCCTTGCCGCGGGATTGTATAACTTGACAATAACGGTTTACAGTATGTTTGGAAAGCGGCGGATTGCCCCCAAGTCAATGTTTGATTTGCACCCATACCGGAAGCCCCCGAAGAAACGGGGATTGAATATCACCCCGGAAAACTTCGGGTTGTTGCGGGACATTGGAAACGCGGTTGTTGCAAGGGGGATTGCCCAATGATTTCAATGACAATCCCAAAAGTCAAAATTCAATTCTTTGGAAGGGCGGTCATAAAAAGCAATTGGGACAAGCTTGCAACCCGTCCGCTTTCCCGCTTCGGAATGATTATCCGCGGCAATGCCCGTTCTGAAATCGGAAGACAAGCAAGACACAAGACAAAACCCCGCCCTTCCCCGAAAGCCCCGCGGTCCCGGAACGCTGCAAAACCCTTCAAGTTGATTTTTTCAATCCCGGGTTTTTCGGAAGTTGTTGTTGGGATGGTTGGCTTTGGCGGACCCGGAACCCCGGTCCCGGGTCTTCATGAACATGGCGGGACCGTTCAAAGAAACGTATTGATTGGGCGGAAATGGAAAACCGTTCAAGGGCGGAAAGTTCAAAAAGCAATTGTTCGGAAGCGGACGGTCCGTTATCCGATCCGCCAATTTATGCAACCCGCTTATGAAAGGGCGTTGCCAAAACTTCCCGCAATGTTGCGGGGGACTTTGAACAAAGGTTGATTGAAGGGAAGTATCATGACAACCGCGGAAATCATACTTGCCGTTTTCATGGCGGTCTTGACCATTGTTTCAACTTTCGGGATTCCTTGGGCGTTCCGGGTTTCAAACAAGTTGACCGCCATTGATACCAAACTTTCAAACGGTTTGACGGATCGGGTTCAAGAATACGGGAAGCGGATTCATAAGCTTGAAATCAATTGCAACCGCAACCATCCGGACCGCGGCCCGGGAATGGTTGACGGTTGAAAAGTGATTGTATAAACGGAGGATTTCATAATGCCGGGTGGAATGACAAAGGGCGGGGTCAAAGCGGGAAGGGCGTTCATCGTCATTGGGGCCGTTGATCGGACCGCTTTTGTCATGCGAAGAATTGCCGCAAAGATGAAAGCTTTTGCGGCAAGAATGACCGCCCTTGGGCAGTCTATGATGATGCAATCGTTGTTGATCTTGGTTCCCGCGGGATTGGCGGTCAAGAAGTTTGCCGCTTTTGATGATGCGTTGAAAAAGGTTGAAGCCCGATCAAAGGGAACCGCCGCGGAACTTCAAGCATTACGGGATCAAGCCAAAGAACTTGGGCGGACAACTTCATTTACCGCGGTTCAAGTGGGGGAATTGCAAAGCAAGCTTGCCCAAAAGGGATTTGGGCGTTCCGCAATTCAAGAAATGACGGATGATGTTCTTGCTTTGGCCCGGGCCGCGGGGGAAGGGGGGGAAGCGGACGCGGTTCAAGCGGCGGACTTGCTTTCCGGAACCCTTCGGGCTTTCAAGATGGAAGCGGAAGAAGCGGGGCGGGTTGCGGATGTCTTTTCTTTTGCGGTCAACAATTCAAATTTCACGTTGCAAGGGTTGCTTGACGGGATGAAGAAAGCGGCCCCGGTTGCTTCCAAGATGGGGGTTTCCCTTGAAGAAACCGTTGCAACGTTGGCTTCAATGACCAATTTGAACATTGAAGCATCCGAAGCGGGAACCGCGTTGACAAGCTTTCTTGCCCGGATGTCAAAATCAGAATTTACCGGGAAATTCAACAAGGGTCTTCAAGAAGCAACCGGGGCAACGGTCAAGTTCCGGGACGCGGAAGACAACTTGAGGGGTCCGCTTGAATTGCTTGCGGAAATTCAAGAAAAGACAAAAGACTTGGGGACCGGGGCCAAAGCGGACATTCTTTCCATATTGTTTGGGGTCCGCCAATTCGGAAAAGCTATGGGGGGAATGGGGGAAGCAACCGATTCAATAGAATTGTTCAATCAACTTGTCAATGATGCAAAGGGGAACGCAAAAGAAACCGCCGCAACTATGGATTCCGGGCTTGGCGGAACTTTCAGAATGTTGAAGTCTGCCCTTGAAGGGGTTCAAATTGCAATTGGGGAAGCGTTGGAAGAACCATTGAAGAACATTGGAACCCAATTGATTACGTTCTTGGGCGGGTTGACGGAATGGATAGGGAAGAACAAAGGGTTGATTGTTCTAATCGTTGGGATCGGGGCCGCTTTGCTTGGGGCCGGAATTGCGTTGTTGATCTTCGGGGGAATCTTGAAGATTGTTGCGGGGCTTATCGGTCTTGTGACGTTTGCATTTACCGCGTTGAAAGTTGTCATTCTTGCATTGACAAGCCCCTTCGGAATAATCGTCTTGGCGATTGCCGGGGTTGGCTTTGCGTTGTATCAACTTTCCGATGATGCCCGGGAAGTCATGAACAACATTGCCGGATTCTTTGCAAAGAAGTTTTCCCAAATCGGGGAAACCATCCGGGAAACTTTCGGGGGTATCCTTGATGCAATTGCAATCGGGGACCTTCAAGCCGCTTGGGAAATCTTCGGGCAGGGTATTACGGTTGTTTGGCTTCAAGTTGTTGATACGTTGGCTTCCGCTTGGGAAAACTTTGCAACGTTCTTTGTTGAAGCTTGGGAAGGGGCAAAGCTTGCGGTCAAGCAAGTTTGGTTTGGGATTCAAAAAGAAATTTCTTCCGGAATAATGCGATTGGCGGAAGACGCGGGGATTCTTGGGGAATTGCTTGACGCTGTTATCGGAACGGACGTTTCCGAAACAAAAGCCAAATCCGAAGCGTTGGAAGTTCAACGCCAACAAATCTTGCGGAACCGCTTAAAAACATTTCAAGATGAAATGGCGGAATTGCAGGAACAACAAAAGAAAGCGGCTCCCGGTTCCGAACAATTCAAGCTTCTTGGGGAAAACATCGGAACGCTTCAATCCCGGATTGATGATTTGATGGAATCCGTTTCAACGTTGAATGACGGATATGAAGATTCAATCAAAGGGATGGAACAATCATTTGATGATAAGATTGAACAAGCCGCGGTTGACGCGGCAAAGAATCTTTCAAAATGGGATGATCGGGTTTCAGAATCCCGCAAAGCCCGGGAAGCGGCAATCAAGACGGAAAAAGATTTCTTGCGTCAACAACTTGAAGACATAAAGGCAAGACGGGAAGCCCAAGACGCCCAACGGGCCCTTGAAGAATCGGAAAAGCAAGCCAAAGAAGACGCGGCAAAAGCGGCGGAAAAGCCGGACATTGCCGCGGGTCTTCCCGGGGTTCAAATTTCCGTTCAAAAAGCGTTGGAAGAAGGGTCCGTTGCCGCGGCCCAAAAGATTCAAGAAATCCAATTCCGGGAAGGGACCGCAAATAAGCAACTTGCAGAACAACGGAAGACCAATGATCTTCTTGCAGAACAAAATGAAAAGCTTGACAATCTTGAACCCGTTGGGGGTGTCTGATTATGCCGCAAGTCATTGGAATCAAGAACGCAAGTCATTCCGCAAACTTGAAGCTTGAAAAGCAAGACAAGCTTTGGGCAAGGCGGAAGACTTTCCGGCGGACTTATTTTGTCTTGTCCGATACGTTGGACGATACGGAAGATGATATTGTAACAACAACGGGGGTTCCCCCTTTGTTTTCCGCCTTGCGGGGTTGCTTTTGCATATCGCAAAACCCGAAGGAAAATTCCCGGATTGTTCATCCGTTGACCGGGGTTCCCGCAATCCTTTGGGAAATTGATTGTCAATTTGATTCAAACGTTGATGTTGAACAAGATCAACCGCCGGAAGCCAAGACCCCTATTTTGCGATGGTATGGGGAAAGTGAAGAAGAAACCCTTGAAAAAGATTTGATTACAGAAGACCCGATCCGGACGGACGCGGAAGAACCGTTGATTGTGACAACACAAATTCCGATTGCGGTTCTTGAAATCAAAAGATATGAATTCTACCCCTTTGATCCTAACATCATTTTGAATTATGGGAATCATGTCAATACCGGGAATTTTTACGGGGCCCCGATTGGAACCGCGTTGATGATGCCCCCTTCCGCGGATGAAGAAACAATTGAAGGGGTCAAGTATGTTCAAGTGACATACCGGGTCAAGTTCAAAATCCGCAAGATTGCGGGGGCGTTGCAAGTTCAAACTTGGAAAGCCCGGGTTCTTCATGTTGGATACAAGTTCAAGAATGACGCGGGAAAAATTGCGATATATGAAGACAAAGACGGGAACCCCGCCCAAGTCTTTCTTGAAAACGGAACCGGGAAGAAACTTGCAACCGGGGTTGATCCGCAATTCAAAGAATTCAATCGGTATCCTTGGGCGGACTTCAACGCTTTGAACTTGGGTCCGTTCTAACAATAAACCCCGCGGGTTGAATAATGGTTTGGGGATTCAAAGATATTGAAGATGCCCGGTTTGCAAAGTTGCTTGCCCGGGAAAGGCGGACCCATCCGTTCCGCAAGACGGAAATTGGGTTTCCGTCCCGGAACTTCAATTTCCTTCGGGCTTATGTTGTTTCCCCCAAAGAAGTGATTCCCGGGGCCCGAAGGGTTGGGAACAAAGTCTTTCTTGGGTCCGGAACTTGTTGCGTTTATATTCGCAAAAAGCCCCTTGAAGAAGACATTGCCCGAAGACCGGAAAACCCGCTTGTTTCAACGGAATTGATTCCGCGTCTTGATGAAGACGGGGACCGCGTTCTTGCCCGGGTCTTCAATCTTTGCCCGGAAACGATTGAACCGTCAACGGATTGCGGGTCAACTTCGGAAGCCAATCTTGATTGCGGGGAACCGTTGTTGTTTGCGGTTTCGGATGTTTGGGGAGATTTGTATATTGTCAAGCAATGCGAATTCCCTTGTTCTTCTTCAAGCTTTTCTTCATCGTCCGCCCCTTCATCTTCAAGCGTTCCCGCTTCCCGGTCTTCTTCCGCGGCCCCTCCATCTTCATCCGTTGGGGTGTCTTCGGTTCCCGCCCCTTCGGTTTCTTCGGAAGCTTGCGATTTTACCGGGACGTTTGATGTCTACGTTCCAACCGCAAGCTTTGCGGATTTCACGTTGACCATCCCAACCAAGACGTTGACATACCGGAACGGGAAGCTTTGCGAAGTTGAAGACGGAAGCCCAACAACAATTGATTTTTCGGATTGCTGCAAGTATTGTTGCCCGTCTTCTTCATCCGGTTCCGGCGGGATCATTGCCCCAAGCGGAAGCGGGTCCGCGTCTTCGGAACCGCCGGTTCCCCCGTCAAGTTCCGCGGGGGCCGCTTCCGTTTCATCCCTTTCAATCCCGTCAACGTCCGTTGGGTCCGCTTCCGCTTCCGGGTCCCCTTCGGGGTCCGTCTTTCCTTCATCGTCCGCGGTTGGGTCCGCTTCTGCAAGCATCCCGTCCGGAAGCCCGTCCGGGGCGTCCGGACCGTCCGCTTCCGTTCCATCGGAAAGCATCCCGTCCGCTTCTGCAAGCATCCCGTCCGCTTCGGGTTCCGCCGCTTCCGGTTCCCCGTCCGCCGCTTCGGGGTCCATCCCGTCCGCTTCTTCCGCCGCGGGATCGGGAAGCTTGTCCGGGTCCGGAAGCCCGTCCGGGTCCGCCCCCGTTTCAACGTCCGTTGGGTCCGGAAGCTTGCCCGGGTCCGGAAGCGTTCCGTCAACTTCCGCGGGATCGGGAAGCTTGTCCGGGTCCGGAAGCCCGTCCGGGGCCGCTTCAACTTCCGCGGGATCGGGAAGCGTTGCGTCAATAAGTCTTGCATCATAAGGGGACAACCAAAAGGGGAAACCAAGGGGACAAAAGATGAACTTAGAAAAGACATTCAAAAGGGTCTATTGTGTCAATTTGAAAAGAAGGGCGGACCGTTGGGAACGCTTTCAAGATTCCCTTCCGGAAGATTGGCCGTTTCAAACCGTCCGCCGCTTTGACGCAATTGACGGGAAGCGGGTCAAACATCCGGATTGGTGGAAAGCCGGGGGCGGGGCTTGGGGTTGCTATCGTTCCCATTTGCGAATCCTTGAAGACTGTCTTCAACAAGGGGTTCAATCCGTTTTGTTGCTTGAAGATGATGCTTTGTTCCCCGCGGACTTCCGGAAAGACGTTGAACGCTTCTTCAAATTCCTTCCGGAAGATTGGGAAATGATATATTTGGGCGGTCAACATTTGATGATTGACAAGCATCCGCCGCGGAAGATCAACAAAGCGGTCTTTCAACCGTATAACGTCAACCGGACCCATTGCTTCGGGTTGCGGGGTGAAATGATCCGCGTTGTTTATAAGCATTTGTTGCGGCAAGATTGGAAGAACGCCCAACATATTGACCACCATTTAGGCCGCTTGCATCAAAGACGGGAAAGAAGAATTTATTGCCCTTGGAAATGGCTTGTTGGGCAAGCGGAAGGGCAAAGCAATATATCCGGGCGGAATCCCCCGGACCGATTTTGGGCCGCGGCGGAACAACTTGAAGCTTTTGACGCGGAAGCTTGTCCGCTTGTTGCGGTTGTTGGTCTTCATTCTTCCGGGTCTTCCGCCCTTGCCGGGGTTCTTCATCATTTGGGTTTGCATCTTGGGAACAAGCTTGTTGGGTATTATGGGAATGACCCCGAAGGGGCTTGCGGTTTTGAAGCAATCGGTTTGATGAACATTTGTGAAGAAGCAATTCCTTTTCCCGCAACCCAAAGAAAGATCAAGCGGGGGCAACTTTGGGCAAAGCTTAGAACGTTCATCAATGAAAAGAAACGGGAAGCTTTTTTCAAGGGAACAATTGCCGCTTTGAAATATCCGCAACTTTGCCAAATGGGGCCGCAACTTCGGAATCTTTGCGGGAAGACGTTGCGGGTTGTTCATATTGACCGCCCGATTGAAGATTCAATCCGATCAATGAAGAAGCGTCCCGATGTCAAGCGGAACGGGATCAAGCCCAAAGCGGTTGAAGATCATCAACGTTGGCTTGCAGAAGGGAAAGAAGACTTGATTGCAAGTCTTCCCCCGTCCCGGGTCTTGACCGTTCAATTCAAAGACCTAATCAATCACCCCCGGGTTGTGATTACCCGATTGAAAAAATTCTTGAAGATCAAGCCAACCCCGGAACAAGTTCAACGGGCCGCGGAATCCGTTGACCGGGACAAGCCAACCATCAAAGGGAAATGAAATGACCGTCAATGTCTGGACATATTGGGAAGACAAGCCCGGGAAGACCCGGGCCCCGCTTCAAGAACTTTGTTTTGAAACGTTGAAGCGTTGCAACCCGGAACGCTTCCGCGTTGTTGGCCCGGAAGACATCAAGGAAATGGGCGGGGCCGATGTCTTGAAGATTGCGGAAGGGGTTCCGATTCCGCAACGGTCCGATTTGATCCGTCTTTGGCTTTTGTGGAAGAAAGGCGGAATTTGGGTTGACGCGGATTCCGTTGCAACCGCCCCGATTGATCCGGTATTTCTTGAAGCGGTTGAATCCGGTCAATATGAACTTGTTGGGCATTGGAACCCGGGAATCAAGAAGGGTTGGGGTTGTGATGGTTTGCTTGCAACGCCCTTTGGGGGTCCCGCCGGTTCCCAAGCTTTGATTGAAGGGTTCAAGCGTTGCCGGGAAATGATCGTTAAAATGAAAGAAGGGGGTTCCGTTCCATACGGTCAAAGTTCCGTTGGGTTGTTGTCCCAATTATACAAGGGCGGAACATTCAAGACCCGCCGCTTTGAACATTGGCGGTTGAATCCGGTCCCTTGGTTCCGGGCAAAGAATGTCTTCCGGCGGGAACGCAAAGCTTGGGGTCATGAAATGTCCGGTCTTTGGAACCCCAACGCTTGCTTGTATCATTTGACCAACGTTCCCGCGGATCAATTCAAAGACGCAACCCGGGAACAACTATTGAAAGGGCGGTCTTTTCTTTCCTTCATTCTTCAAAAGGGTCTTGGGCGGTTTCCCGCGGTTTCCCATCCCGCCCGGGAAATCTTGAAGCATCTTCCCCCGGGTCCTTGCCGGATGGTTGAAATTGGCGTTCATCGGGCCCATACCGCCCGGATGGTTTTGCAGCAACAAAGGGCCCTTCAATATATCGGGGTTGACCCTTGGAAAGCCCAAACCCCGGACAACCCGGACCGGAACCGATTGGCGGGAACCGATTGCAAAGCTTGGGCCCGAAGAATGGGGACCGCTCAAAAAGGTTTGATTCCCTTTGCGGATCGGGTCAAGCTATACCGGAAAACTTCGGAACAAGCAATCAAAGCGTTCCGCGGGAAGACGCTTGATCTTGTATATATTGATGCCAACCATTCCTTTGAAGCGGTTTGCAAAGACTTTCATTGGGTCAAGCATATCAAAGAAGACGGTTGGCTTGGCGGTCATGACTATAATCATCCGCGGGAAGGGGCCAAAGGGAAGACCCCAAAGAATCCGTATGGGGTCAAGAAAGCGGTTGACCAATTCGCAAAGATCAACGGGCTTGAAATTGAAACCGGGGCGGGGGGAACTTGGTTCATTCGCGTTCCGAAGAAACGGTTGAAGATGATTTGAAAGGGGACAAGATGAAAGGGAAAAAGAATCCGGTTCCGATCCGCCGCGGCAATAAACCCCGCCGGTTGCGGAAAGGGTTGCAAATGAACGGGGAAGACGTTGACCTTTTGGAAGTTCAAGCAATGATTGTTCCCTTGTTGGAACGGGCCGCGGAATCGGGGTCTTGGTTGGCTTGCATCTTTGCACCCAACGGGAACCGCGTTGAACTTCATTGGTTGACGCAAGAATTTCCCCCGGAAGATTTCCCCGCTTGCGTCAAGTTGCTTGACAGTGAATTGAAAAAAGAACGGGCAAAGATTGAAAGGGAAACAAGCAAGCAAGCCCGGGGCGGTTGACGCTTGTTCACTTGATGTCCCCTTCCCGTCCGGACCAAACCCGTTGGGGGTGTCCCCTCCCCTTCGGGGGCGGTCCGGGCGGGTCTTCTTCCCGCCGGTCCCCTGCCCAACCGGCGGACCGCCGGAACCGCCCGGAATCCCGCGGGATTTGCCCCTTCCCGCCGCTTCCCCGGGCTTCCCCGTTGATTATGGGTTCCCGCGGGGAAGCCCCTTCCCGGGCCCGTCCGGGCTTCCGGGGGTCGGTCCCCTTTTGGCAATAATGACAGAAAGAATTGTCATAAAAAGTCCCCCGTTTATACGCTTGATTCCGTAAAGCGTTCCGCAAGTTTACGGAACCAAGAAATGAAAAAAGCCCGGGCCCCGATCCGAAGACCGGAACCCGGGCAAGCGGGAATCAATCAATCTGTCTTCAATCACAATCGGGGTGTTGATGCTTCAACCGTTCAATTGCGTTTTGCAATCCGGTTTCCCCGATCCGTCCGCGGTCAACAATCCGCCCCGGGGTTCCGGCGGAAGCTTCCCAACGTTCAAGAAGCTTCTTCTTGCTTTCCCCCGGTTCCCCCCGGACGCAAATCAAACGGTCAAACAAGACCCAAACTTTCTTTCCGTCTTCCCGCTTGACCCGGGCAAGATGAACGGGTCCCGGGTCTTCTTCATCGTCCGTCCGGGAAGAAACCCGTCCGGATTCTTGCGGTTGCCAAAGTTGCGGCGGAAGTTCCGGAAGCTTCCGTTGAACAACTTCAAAGCCCGTTGAATTCTTGAAGACATCAAACAAAACGCAAGCGGTTTCCCAATCCGCGTTGACAACAAAGCGGTTCCCTTGATCGTCTTCCCATTCAACTTGATGGGTGATTCCCGGGGGCCGCGGTTGGTCCGGGATGACAACCCGCCAACAATCGCAAGGCGGACGGGTAATCAACGTATGAACTTCCGCCCCCGGAAAAGCTTTGACGATTGCCGCCAAGTTTTCCCCGTTCTTCACTTCCAAAGAAATTGACATTGAATAAACCTTTCAACAAGATTGTGAAACAAAAGGGGCCCCGGTTTCCCGGGACCCCGCCAAACCTTCAACGCTAATCAACAACGCGGATCAAGATTTCAATTGCCCGGGACCGGGCAACGTAATCAAGATTGATTTCTTGACGATAAGCCCAAGGGGACTTTGCCGCGGGGTGGGGAAGAAGTTCCGGTTTGATAATCCAAACCCGCGGGGCTTCAAGTCCCTTTGCCCGATGGATTGAAGAACCCAAGATTCCCTTCCGGTCCGGATCGGAAAACGTTCCGCGGATGTTGTCTTTGATTCCGTTGATGTCCGCGGCCCCTTCCATAAAAATCAAGATCATATCCCGCCGGTCCCCAAGACGGATCAAAGCTTCTTCATCCGGATGTTTCCGGGCCCGGATTTTTTGGGCTTCCCGGGAATACCAATCTTCAAGTTTCCCAACAAAGCTTTCCGTTTCCTTCGGGCAAAGTTCAACGTTCTTCTTTTGAAGCTTGTCAACAAGATCAATCAAACCGTTCCCGATGTCCCGCCCGTTGATGGTTGCTTTCTTCCCAAGCTTGACAAGCTTGAAAACGTAATCAACAAGCGGGGCGTTGGTTCTGCAAAGAACCAAGTCCCCCGGTTGAATGTCTTGCAACATTTCATCAACCCGGGCGGTCCGGACTTGACCGGGCTTGTTGTCCGGGAACGCTTCAAAGCTTGGGACAAGTTGCTTGCAATCTTCAACAACCGCTTTTGAACAACGTCTTGTTTGCGTCAATTCGCAAGTGACAAGCCCCCGGGCGGTTGCTTCAAGAATTGATTTCATCCGCGGAATTGAATCAATGTCCGCCCCTGCAAATCCGTATATTGATTGGTTGACATCCCCAACCAAGACGATTCTTCCGCGGTCCCCCGCCGCTTTCAGAATCAACGCTTGTTGGCAACGGTTCCAATCTTGGGCTTCATCCCCAAGAATCAAGTCCGAAGTGAAGACGGGCAAATCAAGAACAACCGGAAGCCAAATTTGATCGTCAAAATCAATCGTTGACGTTTCTTCTTTTGCCGCTTCCAAGATGATCGGGACAAGACGGAAAACTTCCGCTTGTTGACCGTTCAATTCAATTTCATAATGAACGCAAAGGGCGGACAATTCTTCCGCTTGTTCTTCGGGTGTCATTTCCCAAAGGTTGACAAGATTCAACTTGCATTTTGAAACAAGTTTGCAAACCGCGGAAATGATGATTTCCCCGCCCTTGGTTTGCTTGTATTCCCGAAGATCAACCCCAAGTTCCCGTTCCAACAAGTCCCGGGTCTTGAATCGGTTGATGTTATCAACCCCGATTCCGAAAGCTTTGCAGCAAGCGGCAAAGCCCAAAGAATGACAAGTTTTGAAAGCAAAGAAGACCCCTTGTTTCTTCAATGCCGCAACAAGCCAAGCCCAATCTTTCCCAAATTCTTTGACAATGCTTTTGTTGAAAGCCAAATAGGTGATTGTTCGGGGCCGCGGTCCCTTCCGCAAAGCTTCCCAAAGCGTCCGTTGTTGCGGGGATGGTTCCGGATCAAAGCCAAGCTTTTGAACAACCAAGTCCCAAACCGTTGCGGCAAAAAGCCAAGCAACCCCAACAACAAGGGAAAACGTCTTGCCGGTTCCCGCCAAAGCGTCAACCGCAATATGGGGCGGAAGACTTCCGCCGCTTGTTCCCGCTTCATTGGCCCGGGCTTTCCGGACCGCTTTTCCGAAGTTCAATTTCTTTGCCATTGCAAAAAACCTTTCATCAATAAAAACCAAGAATCCGAACAAGGGGCCCGGACCATCCGGACCCCGCCGCTTTGACAGAACAACAAAGGAAAGGGAACAAGGGACCCCGAAGGGCCCCGTCCGTTCCCGATCCGTCAACCGATTTCCATTTGTTCCCCGCAACCGCAAACCGGCGGGCCAACTTCTTCCAACCATTTGCGGGTCATTCTTGCGGAACAACCGCAAGGGCAAAGAACTTTAATCATTCGCGTTGATTGCTTCTTCTTGTTGTTGACGGTCAATGTTGCGTGTGGATACTCTCCAAGCTTTTCAACAACCGCTTCAAAGAAGGGGGCCCAAACTTCATCCGATGGTTCCGCGTTGGTTGGTTTTCCTTCAAAGCCCAACCGCTTGCAAGCTTGCGAGAATTCCGCCCGATGTCCTTTGTCCGTCCCAATGCAAGCATGAACCATTTCATGAAGAAGGGTCTTGATTGCGGGTTTTGTTTCCCCCAAGACCGGGGAAATAAACATTTCAAAATGACCATCCGCGGAAACGGTTGAAGAATGACATTCCCCAATCCGCCGCTTTGTTGAACCCGTTGCGTTGCGGCAAGGAAAACCGCAAGCAACCCGCCAAGATTGCGGATATTGAAGTTCCGCAAAGTTGAAAGCGTCTTCCGCAAGCTTCGCAACTTCGGTCAACCATTGTTCCCGGTTCAATTGATTTTTCATGATTGTTCCCTTTCAGAAAGATTGTTGATTGATTGTCCGCTTTGATGTTCCCTTTTCTTTGTTGTTCTGTCTTTGGCGGTCTTGGGTCATTGGTCATTGAAGCCAACCCTTCCCGCTTGAATTGTCCCGCTTAGTTGTTGATGGTCATTTGTGCCGCTTGTTTCGGTCTTGGTTGCTTTGCAACTCTCCGGGGGTGAATGATGTTCACTTGAACTATACCGTTTATACACTGAGATTTGCCCCCGGTCAATAGCCCATACCCAATTTTTCCGGAATTTTTCCAATTTGGCCCGTTGGGGGGGTATTCCGGCGGATCGGGTTCCCGCGGATCGGGCCCCAATATAGATGAAGAAACCGCCCGGGCCCCGGAACCCCATGAAAAAAGCCCGGACGCCCCGTTTCCGGGGCCCCGGGCTTCAAGACGGGTCAAAACCCGTCCGGGGCAAAGCCCCCGTCAATCGTCTTCCCCGGGCTTGTCCGCGGCAAGCGTCTTGATCGGGGTTTCATATTCCTTCCCGTCTTCTTTGGCTTTCAGAAAAGCAACTTTCCCATCTTCGGAAAAGCTTGTAATTTCCCCAAGCCAATGTTCCCCGTCCGGGTCTTCAACCCAAGCCAAGTCTTTGACCCGCCAACCGTCCGTTTTGCTTCCCTTCCGTCCGGTCTTCTTTCCCTTCGGGGCGGGTTCAACTTCGGGTTCCGGTTCCGGCGGTTCCCGATCAAGACCGCCAAGACGCGGGGTTTCCCCCAATTCGATCTTGCCGGTTGTCTTGTTCTTGACCCGCTTTGGCTTGATGTCCTTGACGCTTGGGGTTTTCTTCCCGTCAAGGAAAGCGTTCATTGCCTTGACCGCGGTTCCGATTATTTCTTCCCGCCCCGTTGCCCCGCTTGCGTCAAGGCGGTCAAGGGCGTTCCGAAGCGTCATAATCGGGGAACCCTTGGGCAAAGCGTCCGGGTCCGCAAAGCTTCCCCAAAATTCCTTTGCCTTGCCAACAAGCGTCCGGTCAATCTTTCCGGTTTCTTCAAACTTGTCCGGGTCCGTCTTTGCAACTCCCATCAAATAGAACATTCCCGCGGCATAGGCAAGGGAAAGCTTTGTTGAAATCCGCTTCCCGTCCGCCCCGCTTCCGTTTTCCATCTTGAAGACGGTTTCAACCGCTTTGACAATATCGGGATGGGTTTGCAGGAAATCCAACGCTTCGGAATGGGGGAACCAAGGGGCGTCCGTTATTGCTTTCCCGCCGGTCCGCAACCAAACAAGACGCAAAGCACCCCCAAGAACATTGGCAAGACGCTTTTGTTCCTTTTCCTTGATTCCTGCAAATTCCTTCCGGCGAAAAAGAACATCCCCAAGGGACCGCTTTTGCCCAAGACCCAAGGTGTCAACAACTTCCGCTTTTTCTGAAATGCCCGTAACAATTAAAGCATCAATTGAAAGCGGTCCGCGTTGACCGTATTCTCCTGCCCAATACTTCGGATCAAGTTGACGTTCTTGTTCCGCCAAGATGAATCCGGTTCCCCGATGTTGCCCGTCTTGGGTCATTCCGAAGCGGTCAAAGATGAACGGTTCCCCGTTCAATTTCCATTTGCCCCGCAACATTTCCGAACCATACCGCCGGGCAAGCGTTATCCGGAAGGGGCGGTTGGTCTTGTTGTTGGTCAACCGGATTTTTTTCTTGTTCAAGTCTTTGAACAAATAATCATCCCCCCAATCTTTCCCTTCGGGTTCTTCTTCCCAACCAAGAAGACCCTTCATTTCATCAACGGAAAGCGGCCCGTCTTTTTGGCCCTTTGCCCGAAGATCAACCCCAAGTTTCGCAAACTTAATTTTTGAAGACATTGAATGTCCCCTTTCATAAAAAGAAACCATTGAAACAAAACAACAATCAAAGAAGACGGACCCCTTTCCGGTCCGAAAGTTCCGCGGGGTCTTCCGCGGATGGTTCGGGTTGTACGGTTGGAACTTCCGCCGGATCAACCGGGTTGTTGTATTCATTCCAACCGAAGACATCCGCGGCGGATTCCATTTCATCCCGCGGAACAAAAGAAGTTGAGACAACGCGGACCATTGCTTTTCCCTTTCTTCATTGGTCAACGCTTCCGCCCGGGTCCGTTCCCGGGCCCGATGTTGGCAGAATATCAAAAAGAAAACTTTGACGCAAGGGCGGTCAATGGTTTCCCCCGGAAAAATTTTCCCGGACCCATTTCCCGGGGTGAAAAAGTCCGCGTTTATACGGGGAGATTTGCCCCTTGACCGGGCTTCCGGCGGTCTGATATATTGGATATATGGCCCGGGGCTACCGGCGGACCCCGGAAAGCCCCGCAAGGAAAGACAAGGACACAAAAGCGGCGGGGGTCCCGGGCCGGTTTCAAAATCCCGCGGAATGAAAGGGTCAATCAATGGCAACCATCTTGAAGAAGTTCAAACCCCCGAAGCGGAAAGCGGGACGCAAAGCAAAGTATCCTTGGGAACGTTGGCTTGACGGAAAGACAAGACGCTTGACCCAAGGGAAAGACTTTGATTGCGAATTGGCAACCATTGATGATACTTGCAGGAAAGCGGCAACCGCCCGGGGTCTTCGGGTTCATATTTGGCGGGAACCGGACCGGGACCCGCCAAGCGTTGTCTTGCAAGCTTACCGTCCGAAAAAGCCCCGCTAATAAACCCCGCGGAAACGGACCCGGGTTCATACCCCTTTGGATAAAGGAATATACAATATATTGAAGAAGGGATTCAATAGAATGGGAAGAAAGAACAAGAAGAAGGGAACCAATCAACAAGGGAAAAAACCCCGCCGGATTCAACGCTTCATTGTTGTTTGGATGAATTCCAATTTGTATCTTGCCAACGATAATCCGGACGGGCCGCTTTGGACAAGCAACCCGCCGGAAGCTTTTCATTTCCCAACCCGTCAACGGGCTTCCCGGGTCTTGAAAAAGATACGTTGCCCGGAACGGGCCCGGGTTGTCCCGCGGATGATTGAACGGGACTTCATTCAATAAACCCCAACGGATGAAAGGGCGGACAAGTGAAATCATTCTATAAGGGAAAGATCAAGATTGCGGATTCCCATTGGGAACGCTTTTGTAAATTCAAAGGGCGGTTCAAAGACTGTAAGCTTTGCGGACTTGACAAGACGCGGAAGCGGGTTGTCCATTTCCGCGGGTCCCTTCCGGCGGATGTTGCGTTGATCGGGGAAGCCCCGGGGGAAGCGGAAGATTCAATTGGGATTCCATTTTGCGGCCCCGCCGGTTATTTGCTTGACAAGATCATTCAAGCCGCGGCGGAAAAGTTTTCCCCCGATCATCCCCAACCGTTTTGGGAACCCGTTTCCGTTTGCGTCTTCAATGTTGTTTGTTGCTTCCCGCGGACCATTGATCCGGAAGAACTTTCATCCGGTCAAATCCGGGAACCGGACCGGGAAGAAATGGAAGCTTGCCGCCCCCGTCTTGAAGAATTCCTTGAACTTGTCAACCCGCGGCGGATTGTTGCCCTTGGGGCGGTTGCCAAAAAGCGTCTTCCCCTTGACGCGGTTCCGATGATTCATCCCGCGGCAATCTTGCGGCAATCGGAACATAAGTCCGGATTGTCTTTCAAGCGGTCCGTCTTGACGCTTGCGGATGTTTTCAAATCGGTTGCAAGGGAAACCGCGTTGATACAAAAGGGGCGGGGCAAATGAAAAAGAAGACGCTTGCGGTTCCAATGATCGGATTTCAACATTTACTTCTTGATCTTGGTTGCGGTCCGCTTGATCTTGATTTCAAAAAGCTTCCAATCGGTTGCGTTGGGTTTGCGTTGTTGTTTGAAGACTTGGAAACGGCAAAGGAATTTGCCCCGGAAGCGGCGGTTCAATGGGGCGGGTTTACAATGAAGACCGGGCTTCCCCCTTGGGACAACGCAAAGGGGTCCGGTTGAAGAAGAAAGGGAAAGACGATGAAAAAGAAGAAAGGGCCCAAACCGATTAGAAAAGCGGGGCAATCGTCCCGCAAAGTCCCGCTTTGGAAGGGACCGAAAGAAGACGGAATTTCTTTTTCCCTTCTGTCAAAGTTTCTTGAATGTCGGGAACGCTTCCGCTTGAAGGTTGTTGAAGGGTTGGAAGAAGCGGAAGGTTTCAACGCCCCGCTTGAATACGGTTCCCTTTGGCATGAAATGGAAGAAGCAACCGCAAGGGGAAAAGACCCGAAGAAAGCGGCGGGACGATACCGGAACAAGTTGCGGGAACGCTTCCCCGGGGCGGAAGGGTCAATCAACAAATGGGTTGGGCTTGCAAACCGCGTCTTCCCAATATACTTACACCATTGGCGGAAGCATCCGGAAACAAAGAAGCGGAAGTTCTTGCTTGCAGAAGTTGCGTTCCGCGTTCCCTATCAATTACCGTCCGGGCGGTCCCTTGTTCTTCGGGGGAAATGGGATGGGGTCTTTCAAGAAGGAAAGAACGGTTGGGAACAAGAAAACAAAACCAAGGGGCGGATTGATGAAGCGGGACTTCAAGCAACCGTTCATGAGAATTTGCAAACGATGTTGTATCTTATCGCATTGTTGCAAGAACAAGACCGGGCCCGGAAGGGGCTTGAATCCCTTTGTCTTTCCCGGAAAGAAACGGAATCAATCCGTCTTCTTCCAATGTCCGGGGTTTTGTATAATGTCATAAGACGCCCTTTGGCGGATCAACACGCCCAAAAACAACGGAAGGGGCGGGAAGTCAACAAGAAGGGAAAAGACGGAAAGACGATCAAAGGGAAAGACGGGAAGCCAATCAAGACAAGGGTTGGGGCGGAAACCGAAAGCCAATTTCTTGACCGCGTTGCAAGTGACATCCGCAAAGACCCCAATCATCATTTCATGCGTTGGAAGTCCCGGGTTTTCAAGAAAGACGTTGAACGGTTCAAACGGGAATGTTTTGACCCAATCCTTGAAGGGTTGCTTGATTGGTGGGATTGGATTTCCGTTGATCCGTTCAACCCGTTCCGGGAATCAAGCAAAGCGGACAACGTTCCGCGTCTTGATGTTCCCGGGGGTGGAATTCATTTCCGCTTTCCTTGGGGTATTTATCATTCATTGGCAAGCGGGTTCCGGGGAAGCTTCTTTGAATACTTGTCCCAAGGGCGGAAAGACAAGCTTGTTCCCATCAAGTCATTGTTCCCGGAACTTGAAGAAGAATGACATCAACAACAACCGTTGAACAAGATGAAAGGGCGGAACGCTTTGAAGAAGCGTTGTATTCCACAATAAACCCCAAGCAAAGAAGAAAGGGCGGACCAATGGCAACAACAACAAGACAACAACCCCCGAAGAAGAAACGGCCCAAACCAAAGAAGAAAACCCCCAAGCCAAAGAAGAAGGGAAAGAAGAAGCGGACCGCCGGAACGGATCGGGGCTTTTGCGGGATGTCCCCTTTGAAGCTTGTCCTTTATGGCCCTTCCGGGGTTGGCAAGACTTCATTTGGTGCAAACTTCCCGCGGCCCGGGTTCATCATTGATCCGCAAGAAGAAGGAATCCGGACGCTTGCAGAATTCAACATTGTTCCGGAACCCGTCTTCATTGAACAAGCGGAAGACTTTGAAGGGACGCTTGCCATTTGCGGGGACATTGCCGCGGGGAAATGGGATATTCAAACCGCTTGCTTTGATTCAATTACCGGGTTTGAAAAACTTTGCTTTGCGTTCCATTGTGAAGAATACTTTGAAGGGGATTGGTCTTCCGAAGGGTTCTATTCTTATCAACGCGGACCGAAGAACGCGGCAAAGACAGATTGGCCCCGCTTCTTGAACGCCCTTGACGATATACGGGCCGCGGGAATCAACGTCTTGTTGATCGGTCATTCAAGAACCAAACTTTACAACAACCCCGAAGGGGCGGATTATGACCGTCATGTTTGCTATTCCGATCCGGAAACGTGGTCCGCAATCCACCGTTGGGCCCAAGGGGTTCTTTTCTACAATTACCTTGTTGAACTTGATCTTTCAAAGAAGAAGGGACCGCGGACCAAAGCAAAACAAGAAGGGGAAGGGCGGATCATCTATACAGAATGGGCCCCCGCTTTTGATGCGAAGAATTGGTTTGAACTTGACCCCGTTATTGATGGGGGAGAATCCGCGGAAGAATCTTTCAAGAACTTTGAAGAAGCGTTCCGCAAAGCTTCAACGGACCGCGTTCCGTTTTGACAAAACATTTTGAACCGTTGACCCTGCCCGGGTCCCGCGGGTTGGGTCTTTCCATCAACCGGGACATTGAATGAAAGGGTTTCATCATGGCGAAAAAGAAAGCCAAATCAAGCGTTCTTGCAAAGTTGAAGAAAAGGGCCCGGGGCGGATGGAAGACCGCCCGGGAAGCGGAAGCAAAGCCCAAGGGGTCAATGTTGCCCGGGGGCATTGTCCGCGGGGTTGCGAAGTTGACAAGCTTTAAGATTGATGAAGACAAGAAGGGGAACCCCTATGTCTTCTTGACCGGGACCGTCCGGGAACCGGAAGAATTCCGGGGTCTTCGGGCAACCCGTCAAAACTTCATCCGGGCAACGGACAACAAAACCGTTGAAGACAAGCTTGAAGACTTGGTTTCGGACTTGAAGCTTCTTGGGGCGGAAGGGGTTGAAGAATCGGACATTGACGATTTGCCCCAAATCGTTGCGGGGTTGGTCAAAGAAGAACCCTTTTTCTATTACAATACTTGGGACCCCAACGATGATGGGAACGCTTTTGTCTTCATTCAAGGATTGGCGGAAGATTATGAAGACGATGAAGACGATGAAGACGTTGAAGACGCGGAAGACGATGAAGACGATTCCGCGGAAGAAGAAGAAGAAGAAGAAGAAGAAGAAGAAGAAGAAGAAGAAGACGATTCCGAAGAAGCGGAAGACGATGAAGAAGAAGACGGGGAAGAAGAAGAAGATTGGGAACCCGTCAAAGAAGACGTTTACCTTTACAAAGCTTCCCCCCGCGGCAAGCCCAAAGAAGCGGAAGTTCTTTCCGTCAACAAGAAAGCCCGGACCGTAACCTTGAAGCGGTCCGAAGATGGAAAGAAGTTTACAAAAGTTTCTTGGGACAAATTGGAAGGGGCGGAATAAACAGAAGGGGACCGGGCCCCGGGGGTTGTCTTTCAAATCCGCTTGTCCTTGCGTCAAGCCGATTGGGTTGCAAGTCCCTTGACCGAACCGGGGCCCGTCTTTCAAACTTCCCCGTTTATACGTTCACTTTGAAAGGGCGTTCCGATGGCCAAAAAGAAATCAAATTCAAAGCGGTCATTTGGCAAGCGGAAACCAAATGAACGCAAGCGGAAAAAGAAAACCGCCAAGCGTCCCAAGCGTCCGATCCGCCGCAAGACCGCGGACCCGTTGGGAAGCCGGAAACCGATTGAAGCCAAACCCACAAAATACCGCGGGACGGAATTCAAGTCCCGTCTTGAAGCCCGTTGGGCTGTTTTCCTTGACTATTATCATCTAATGACGGGCTTTGCGTATGAACCCCATACGTTCATCATTGAAGAAAAGGGTTGGGATTATACCCCGGACTTTTTCTTTCAATGGGGTCAACTTCCCGGGATGCTTGAAGTGAAACCGGAAGTCCCGTCCGAAGAATACTTGAACGTGATTTGTCAATTTGTTCCAATCATCCCGGTTCAATTGACGTTGACCCTTGGGGATTTCTACCGGGGCAACATTCCGAAGCTTTGGGTTCCCGCTTTGTCAAAGTCTTTCCCCAATCCCAAACCGTCAAGGGTCAAGTCCGAAGCTTTGGGATTGTTGACGCTTTGGCCCGATTCCGAAGCGGCAATCAAGACCGCCGCGGAATACCGCTTTGACCTTGACGGGCAAGACCCGCTTCCGCCCTTCCGGTCCGGGGGCCGGTCCGGTCCCAACCCGCTTGATTTTATGGAAGCATACCGCCAAGAACAACAACAAGCAACAAGGGGGGATCGGGCCGAATTGATGGAACAAAGACGGAAAGCAATGAAAGAAGCCCGAAGGGGGAAGGGATGATTGACAAGATTCAATTTGGGTCAACGGTCCGTTGTATTCATCGGGACCGGAACGGGAATCCGATTGAAACCGTTCAAGGGGTCTTCATTGGACAAGACCCGGACAACGGGGGTTGCGGACTTATTTCCCCCAACGAACAACCGCAAGCCCGGTTGTCAATCCCGCTTGATGATCTTGAACTTGTTGAAGACTGAAAGCAAGAAGAAGAAAGGGAAGGGATGGTTTCAACCAAGACCAAACCGCGGCGGGTCCGTCCGATCCGAAGGGCAACGCAAACAACGGAACCCGTCTTCATTGCCCTTGATACGGAAACAACGGGCTTGACCCTTCATCATGGGGCAAAACCGTTCTTTGTTTCAACTTGTTCCGAAGACGGGAATTTGATCTTTTGGGAATGGGATGTTGACCCGAAGACGCGGCAACCGATCATTCCGAAGAAAGACCGCAAAGAACTTCGGTCTTTGATACTTGCCCCCAACGTTTCCCTTGTCTTGCATAATGCAAAGTTTGACATCCGCGGTCTATTGAAAGCGGGAATCATTTCCCTTCCGGAAGCGTTGACGCTTCTTGCGGGTTGTGAAGAAACGTTGATTGCTTCGCATTGTCTGATTTCCGCGGAATCCCACAAATTGAAAGACCTTGCGTTGATGTTCCTTGATATTGACGATGAAGACCAAACAACATTGAAAGCGGAAATCACCAAAGCCCGAAGAATCGGCAAAAAGAAGGGTTGGCGGATTGCCGGTCCGGAAGACCCCCATTGGCCCCATTTGAAACGGGCCCCCAAAGACGTTGGTTGGGGGGCTTTTGATTCTTGGTTGCCGCTTGCCATTGCCAAAGCGGACGATCTTCCCGCGGATCATCTTTGGCGGACCGTTCTTCAAAGATACGGTTTGCAAGACGCGGAAAGAACCCTTGGGCTTTGGTATCTTTTCCGGGAAGCATTGCTTGAAGAAGAACTTGCGGAACATTATGAAATCCGGAAGAAGCTTTTGCCAATAACCTTCAAGATGGAAGAACGGGGAATCACAATAAACCCCGCCAATCTGCAAAAGGCGGTTGAAGGTTTCATTGATGAAGAAGAAGCGGCGGAAATGAAATGTTTCCGTTTTGCTTCGGGCAAGCTTGACAACTTGAAATCATATCCGCAATTGCAAGGGGTCTTGTTCGGTCCGCCCTTCCGATTGAAACCCGCAAAGAAGTTCAAAACCAAAACGGGGTATTCAACGGGGTATGATGCCCTTGAAGAAATGAAGCTTCAAGTCAAGACAACTTCAAAAGCTTTTCATTTCATGAACAACTTGCAAGCGTTCCGCAAGACGGGCAAGGCGGTTGATTATCTTGAAGCGTATCAAGCGGTTGGAATCCCGATCATTGGCGGGGATGGGGCTTCAATGCCCGGGTTGGTCAAAGACCGCCGCAAAACAAAAAGTCCGTCTTGGTTGCGTCTTCATCCAAACTTCAACATTACCGGAACCAAGACAACCCGCTTTTCATCCAATGACCCCAACGCCCAAAACATTTCAAAGCAAGAAAAATTCAACTTGCGTCAAGTCTTTTGTCCGTTGCCCGGGCGGGTTTGGTATGCCGCGGACTTTTCCAACATTGAACTTCGGATTTTTGCGTATGAATCCGGGGACAAAAAGTTGATTGACGCTTTTGAAAGCGGGTTGTCCGTTCATCTTGTGATTGCGGAACAACTTCATCCGAAGCTATACGCAAAACTTGGGCCCGAAGGGTTCAAGAAAACCGAACAATACCGTTGGGTGAAGAACGGGGATTTTTCGTTGATATACGGGGCGGGGGTTGCCCGGGCCAATGCAACATACCGGGTCCCGGACGCTTATCAAAAAATCAGAAAGCAACTTCCCTTGATTGATGCGTTTATGGAAGCAAAGAACCGGGAAGCCAAGACCCGGGGCTTTGTGACAACGCTTGGGGGATACCGCTTGCAAGTCCCGCGGGATAAGCCCCATGCCGCGGTCAATTATTTTGTTCAAGGGTCCGCCGGTTGGGCGTTGATCTTGGCAACAATCCGCGTTGATGAATACCTTGAACGCTTGGGGCCGGATTATCGGTTGATTATGACCGTTCATGATGAACTTGTTTTTGATTTCCCGAAGCGGCGGGATAATGCCCCGAAAGTCCGCCGGGTGAAATCATTGATGGAACAAAGCGGGGAAGACTTGGGTTTTCCCTTGCCGGTTGAAGTTGACAAGATTGAAACCAATTGGGCGGACGGAAAACCGTTGAAGCTTGCAGTTTGAAAGGGAACCGATGATTGAACAAAGAAAGATTGAAGTTGAACAATATATTGATTCCGAATATCCGGTTTGCTTTACGCTAATTCCCGCGGGAAAACCCGGGCTTTATATTTTGGTTGGGGAAGACCCCGTTGAATTGACGGTTGAATATATTACCGGGGAAGAATGGGAACAACGTTTGATGAAGGGCAGGAATGATCCGAATTGTATATGATGATCGGGAACGTTTTCCTTGGGTTCTTTGGATTGGTTCATATCTTTGGGCCAAATATAGAACCCGCAAAGGGGCATTGAACGGGAAGCGGCGGTTGATGAAAGCTTTTGAAGCTTATGAACAATTGAAAGGGAATCAATGACAAAGAAGAAACCGCTTGGGACGGTTCAACAAAAGTTGAAACCGTTTCAATTTCATGGTCTTGAAATTGATCTTCCGCGGGGTGCAAAAGAAGCGGAAGGGGATTGTCCCTTTTGTGACAAGGAATCCCATTTCTTTGTAAACAAGACAACCGGGCAATGGGATTGTAAGGTTTGCGGGGAAAGCGGGAACATATACGGATTCTTGAACGCCCTTCATCGGATGTCCGTCAAGACAACAACCGCGGATGATCTTCAAGCATTGGCAGAAGACCGCTTTGTTCCCGTTGACGCTTTGAAAGCTTGGGGCATTGCAAAGAATCCCGTCAATGATGAATGGTTGATTCCCGCTTTCAATGACAAGGGCAAGCTTGCAAACCTTTTCAAATGGAACGGGGAAAGACCATACGGAACCCCGGGCTTGAAGATTTGGCCCTTTGGTCTTCACTTGCTTGGGAAGGGTCAAGACGTTGTTTGGCTTGCGGAAGGGCCTTGGGATGGGATGTCCCTTTGGTCCGCTTTGCGGTCCGTCCGGGACGCTTCGGGCCGCTTGATAAAAACCGCCAATCCCAAGAAGTCCCTTGCGGCGGGTCAAGCGGTCTTGGCGGTCCCGGGGGCCGGAAACTTCAAGAAGGAATGGTTGCCCTTGTTGGTTGGAAAGTCCGTCCGGATGGTTTATGACAATGACCATCCGCGGAAATCAACCGGCGGGAAGACGGTCCGCCCGGGTTGGGACGGAATGAAGCGGGTTGCAAAGCTTGTTTCCGAATTAGACAACGGGGAAGCCCCCAAGCGTCTTGAACGCTTATATTGGGGCAAAAACGGACATTCAACGGAACTTGAAGACGGTTTTGATGTTCGGGATTTGATCCGGGACCGCGGCCCGGTCAAGGGGCTTGATTATCTGCAAGGCAAGTTGAAGCGGGTCAAGCTATCGTTGACCGGGAAGAAACTTTCCCCGGAAAAACCCGAAGGGCCCCAATATGAACCGATTGAACGGACAAGTTTCAAGGAACTTGTCAAAGACTTTGAAAGCGTTCTTCATTTCACCCCGATCTTGAAAGATACGTTGGGGACAATGCTTGCGGTCATGATTTCAACGGAACTTCCCGGGGAACAACTTTGGTTGCGTTGTATCGGCCCCCCGGGATCGGGCAAGACTACAATTGCGGAATGTCTTTCCGTTGCCCGGGATTATGCTTTTCCCGTTTCAACAATAACGGGGCTTCATTCCGGATATACGGAAGGGCGGGGGAAGAAAGCCCGGGCAATTGATGCAAGTCTTGTCAAAAAGATGAATATGAAAACAACGTTCATCAAAGACGGGGATACCTTGTTGAACGCCCAAAACCGGGACAAGATTCTTGCGGAACTTCGGGATTTGTACGATGGAACAAGCCGGGCCGAATACCGCAACTTGGTTTCCCATGATTATGATGCTTTGCGTATGACCTTTGTTCTTTGTGCAACGGATGAAATCCGATCATTGAACCGGACCCATCTTGGGGAACGCTTTCTTGATTGTGAAATCTTGGGGGATGAAGACCAAACCCCATATCTTGACGCTGCTTTCAATAATACTTGCAACGCGGTCTTGGGGTATCTTCAAGACAAAGAAACGGAAGACCGTCAAACAACGTTGAAACGGGCTTCCCTTGGTTTCATTATTCACTTGAAAGAAAACGTTCTTCCGTCCGCCCGGGTTGAAGTCCCGCCGGAAGTCAAAGACAAGATTGAAGCAATGGGTCAAGTTGTTTCCTATTGCCGGGCCCAAGTCAAAAGGGAACGCGGGGAAGTTCAATACCGTCCGCGGATTGAACTTGGAACGCGATTGACCGCCCAATTGACAAAGCTTGCAATCTGTCTTGCAATCACGTTTGAAAAGAAGAAGGTTGACGCGGAATGTTTGCGGTTGCTTCGCAAGATTGCCATTGATACCGCTTTTGGGTTTCAATTTGAAATTGTCCGTCTTTTGGTCCGTCATAAAGCCGGATTGTCTGCAAAACAAATTGCCCTTTCCCTTTCCTTGGGGAAGACAACCGTTGAACGCTATACGCAAGATATGATTGAACTTCAAATGATCGGGCGGACGGAACGCCCCAACCGTTCCGGGGTCCGCGGACGGAACTTGCATATCTTCACCCTATCAAAGACGCTTCGGAAGCTTTGGTTGAAAGCGGGTTTGAAAACAAAATGAAAGGGAAGAACAATGACTATTGAAGAACGGGTTGCCAAACTTGAAGAACAAATTCTTTTGCTTGAACACAATATCGGGGCGTTGATGATTTGGATACGGGAAACCCGGGACAAGTTGACCGATGAAGGGATATGTTCTTTTGAATGGCAACCGCCGGAACCCGAAAATTTCAATCCATTTGACCCAAAAAGGAATTGAAACAATGAAGACGGTTGAATTCTTGAAGCTTGTTGAAGACGTTGTTCAATGGCGGGACTTCCGCCTTGAAGGGGATCAAGTATCCCAATTGATGAAAGCAATTGCGGACTTCATTGAACGGTTCAACGCGGGGCTTGTTGGTCCGGAAATAGCATCAACGGACCCGGGCAAGACTTGGCGGAAACAAGACTTTGAAGACGCGGAACTTTTCATTCATCGGGTCTTGGGGTCAACGTTCACAATCACCCCTTCATTGTATATCGGGCCGTTTATACGCTTAGTTGCAAAAGAAGCGGACCGTCTTTCATCGGAAGACCCAACCCATCATCAAATGAAGCTTCCGGGGCTTGAAGAAGATGGTTTTCATTTTCGGAATGATTACGGGCCCAACGTTGAAGACTTCAATTTTTCCCCGGAAGAACCCGCCCCGCCGGGTTATAACTTCGGGGGTAATCCGGAAGATATTGAAACGGTTCAAGTTCGTTGCCCCCAATGTCAAAGGGAAGCCCCCGCAAGCATTGTTGCGGATCAAGTTCTTTGTCCTTGCGGCAAGCTTGTTGATGTTGAAGACAACAAGATTGAAACCGGAAGCGTTCCGGAAGAACATATTAGAAGGGTTGTAATGTGCAAACGTTGTCTTCGGGCTATACCCGAAGATGCAACCCATTGTGAACATTGCAAAGGGGAATAATCTTGCCCCGCAAAGAATACAATCAACGGTTGACGGATGAAGAAGTCATTGCCCTTGTCAATGAAGGGAAGTATCAAGTTGACGTTGATCTTGGGGAAGTCCGCGGACGGTCCGGAAAGTTGTTGTTTACTTATCACGGAAGCAAACGATCAACAACCCCCTATGTCCGCTTATATCATCAACCGAAAATGCGTTCCCTTCCGGTTTCCCGATTGGTTTGGATGGTTGCAACGCAAAGCCAAATTCCGGACGGGTTTGACGTTCATCATGAAGACCGGAACGATACAAACAACCGCTTTGGAAACCTGTTTTGTTTACATACCCTTGACCATTCAAAGAAACACGCCAACGGACAACCGGAATCGGAAGAAGAAGTTCCCTTTTGAAAGGGATGAACAATGTTGATATTGCGAAGACAGATTGAAGAATCAATCATGATTGGGAACAACGTTGAAGTCAAAGTTCTTGAAATCCGTTGGGACAAGAAGAACGGTTGCAACGTTGTCCGCTTGGGAATTGTTGCCCCGCGGAACATCCAAGTTCATCGGAAAGAAGTCTTTTTGCAAATCAAGGAAAGGGAAAAGAAGAACCAATAAACCCCACCCATTGAAGAAAGGGTTCATCATGAAAGCGATTGATTGGAAGAAGAAACCGGGGCTTGAAGACTTCCCGGGTCAAGATGATCCGTCCCCCCGTCCCGGATTCAAAAGACAGTCTTGCAACGTTTGCAACGAAATTTGGGATCAAATCAATGGATTCTATCCCCATGATGTCAACAAATCGGGGGGCAAATGCAAGCGTTGCAATGACAAAGGGAAGAAGCAAAGACAGAAGAACGCTATTGCGAAGAAGAAAGCCGCGGATTGGATACTATACCGGAAGCTTTTGCGTCAATGGTTGAAGATCAAAGACCGCCGGACCAAAGCGGCCCGGGACTTGCGGAAGACAACCATTGCATCAATCAAATGAAAGGGGAAGCAATGACAAAGACCAAAGAAGAAAAAGCGTCAAGACGGGTTGAACGCAAAGCAAGAAGACAAGGGTTGCAAGCTTGCTTTGATTGCAGAAGATTCAAACCGCTTGAAGATTTCCACCCCAACCAACGGAACGGGAACAAGCCCGTTTGCATACAATGCAATGATGAACGCATTGAAGAAAGAAAACGGAAGCTTATTGAAGCGGAAAGAAAACGTCAAGCCGATGAAGAAGCCAAAGAACTTCAACGCTTGCGGCGGATGGAAAAAGACCTTGGGCCGCTTGTTCAACGATTGATGAACAATGTCCGCTTAATTGCGGACGGACATCAACAAGCGGCAAACAACGCGGATCAAATGTTTGAAGCGTTGCAACGGTTGGTTGAACGGATCAAAACCGTTGAATAATGTTCAATTGTTCACTATTGGACACCCCCCAAGGAAAAAATCTTCCGAAAAATAGGTTCTTCCCCGGGTCCCCCATACGCTGCTAGATCGGAAGAGCACACGTCTGA